CAATCGCTATTCATAACCACTCTCAACCTGATAGAACTCTGTCGAGACTTTGAAGTCAGGCATCTTTGGTTTGGGTGGGGTGAGAGAGTTATCATATACTCTCATACGATTGTTTGGATATGCAGCATACTGACCGTTCTCCAACTCAATCACATTGAATGACTTGTGTTCTTCAGGAACTTCTGCGGTGCTGTAGTCAACCTCATCTGCGTGGATGTGATAGTTATCAATGGTAAACATATATGTTCCCTTGACAATCTGATGACTGCGTGTAAATACTTCGAAGTCCATACTACCGATGAAGTGTTTATAGACTGCGGTGACACCATAGTCCATTGCATTCCAGAACTGTAGGTCATTTAGTGGTAGGTCGGGGTCAGGCGTCTCAGGTGACGATACAAATGCAGAGATAGGTAGTTTGTCATACACTGCGCCATACTCAGGGAGATATGTCTCAAAGTAAAACGCACGGCCTGGGATTGACTTGAGTGTCACCCAATGTCCTTCTACAAACTCTCCATGACCTTCTTTACCATCCATGAGGTATTCTTTACGAACATACACCTTTGTGTTCGGTAGGTTACAAATCAAGTGTGTCATCTTCTATTACCTCTATTAAGTCTTGGATTGCGTCATATGCTTGGTCATGCATTTCTGTAAGGTTTCCATAAGGAAACTTAAACGCAAGGGTGAAACGAGGGCATTCAGTCCATGCAGCGTGCCAACAGTGGTGTTCCTCTTCGTCCTTACGACCAAACCGATACCACCGAGCTTGCCACCCCTTGACATCTTCGTGTTTGACAAACTCTTCATTCTTCTTATCATAATAAGTAAAGTATCCATTACCACTCTCACTCCATGTGAGAATGAGTTGATATCCAAAGGCATTCCAGTTAGTGTGCCAACCGACAAACCCTTTGGGTGGATAGTATGATGTCAAAGAGTTATTATTTGCACCGAAGATACGAACCAGTTCATTCTTAGTCCAATCTTTCAGTGGCTCAAAGACATCGGGTCTTCGTTTTGCGCCCTGTGCGACTTGGAATCCATATCCCTCTTCGGGGAATCCAATGTGGTCTCGTTTCATAACTTCCCACATATGGTCAGGTTCGCAATACTGTTCACCATCACCAATTTCTGCGTCACCTAACTTGTCAGATAACTCAGTCATCAGTTCCCGATGTTCAAGAAACCTCTCAACAGTATCGTCAAGAAGTTTCAAGAACTTGGTATTGCGAATTGTAATCTCAGTCATTCAATGCTTCTACGATGTCAGGAAAGTGAACACCGATGATTTCCCAACACTTATCGGCAATCAATGCATGTTCCTTCTGCGTCCCGTTACCACGGCGAAGTTCACAATAGTGAATCCAACTACGCAATGTGCCTGACATATACAAAACAGATTCGGTATTACCTTCAGGAAGAACTGCACGGGCCTGTTCTTTCGCGATACCATTCTCGATTGCCCACTCATATGCTTTATATGCGGCATTGATTGTTTTCGACTGATGCATATGCCACTGTTCTGCCAAATCTTTATCATCAGTCTCCACAGAGTTCTGACGGTTCTTGGTGTCCTGTAGTCTCGCTTCACGATGAATGAAGTCAAGGTCTTGGGTGGGGTCTGCATATCGTTGAGAGAACTCTTGATATGAGAATGAACGGTGACGCAAAATCTGACGTGCGATGTCGCGTGTCGTTTTGATTTCCATAGTCATATGCACCATCTCAAATGGTGACCAGTGTTGTTCTCGAATCAAGTAACGCAACAGACGTGGTGCAGTCTCAGTGTTATTCTGATTTGCAGGATTACTCACCCTTGCAGTATATGCAATCAGGTCTGCGGCTGTCTTACAATCTGTGATTGCAGACGGTTTACTCAATGCGATAAGATTAACTTCGCTCATTTTAGATACTCCATTGCCTCGTTCATTGTGAGTGTCTTGAAGTCAATACCTAGATTAACTCTAAATCCATCAAAGTTTTCTCGTATGACACTATGCCATTCTACGTGATTGAACAAAGTCCAAACGTTTTCTTTCATACATGTTGATGTTGCAATTTCTAGTTTATTGAAATCGGGGATGTGGTATATATCAAAAACCTCAAAAGGTTCTGTCACCTCATACCAGTTAGTAATTTCGTCTGGAGCACCCTTCAACAAACAAAAGATGCTAGACTTTCGCGCATGACCAAAGTGTGGGTGAAGAACATAACCACCATCTTGAATCTGCAAAACAGGAGCCATCTCTTCTTTTGGAATACCTGTCATGTCATGCAGAGTATTCACAAGCTCTTTTTCCATTGACTTAGGAATATCATATTGGTCAATTACAATCTCTTCCTTTGGGTCTTTGCCTGGCCAGTTCGCGTGGTGCCACTTCGCAAGGATAATACGGCGCCTCTTCATTTCTTTGGATTGACGTAACGTATATCCATTCTCAAGAAGAACTTCTTCAGCACTTGTCCAATCTGGAGCGCGATGAACTGGATGCCAATCTCTTTTGCGTAGACTAATCTTTGGCGACTTTGTTAACGCATAGTGTAGAAGTTCATCCTGTATCTCAGAACAGAACTGTAAATCTAGTTCTTTGAAATATGTGGTCATTTGTTTTTCAACTCCTCAAATACTTCTTCAATATCCAAATCTGAAATATTTATATCATAAGTTTTACGACACCATTCCAATGTGCGTTTGGTTGCGATTGCGGTGCCTTCGGTCAGACCAGCGTCTGCACCTTGATAGAACCCTCGAAAAATGCCTACCCAGTATGCAACAAAGATTGAACCAAATGCTACTAGGGTATGTGTGAAAACGTCCATGTCTACTCCATCTTAAAGTCTTTGAATCGTTCAGCAGACTCAGACTTGTCAAATGCGGGACGGTCATCTACTACAGGGTCATCACTGTCATCATCGTCAGTGAGACGCATTTTACTTCGGTCAACCTTTACAGTGAACCGTTGATATCTGGTCGGGTCGTTGTATCTATTCTTCAACTGTTTGACCATAATCTTACCCATCGCATTTAGTTCATCATTCGCGATGAGCGCAAACATGAGGTCTGCGGTTGCGGGTAGTCCAAAAGATTCGGACGTGTCTTCAAGCCCAACATCGTCATTACCATAACCAGAACGAGTCGTCTGCGTTGCAGATACAATCGGAACGTTGAACTCGACTGCGAGTCCTCTAATTTCCTCTGCAATAGATTTAATGTAAGAATATGAGTTGATAGCACCGCCCATTCCTTTCATGCGTGACGAAGCACAGATGTTCAGATAATCAATGAAGATAAGTTCTGGAACAAAGTTCTTCTTCAGTTTCATTTCATTCAACAACGCACGGAAATGTGACGTGTTTGCCTGACCAGTAGGATATTCTTTGATAATAAGTTTACCATTGGTCTTTGCTTTCAGTGTTGATACTTTGTCAGTGAACATATCCTTTGACAGGTTTTCAATCTGGTCAATCGGAACATTCAACAAGTTCGCATCAATACGTTCTGCAATACGTTCTTCTGCCATCTCCATAGTGATGTAGAGAACATTACGACCCTGCGATAGTGCAGCAGCCGCTTGGTGACACATGAACAAAGATTTACCTACACCTGTGCCTGCAAGTGCGATGTTCAGTGTCTTGTTAGGTAAACCACCCTTGGTAATCTTGTTGAAGATGTCAAGGTCAAACGGAATACGTTCTTCCTGTTCGTGATAGAATGCGAAACGTTCATCTACATTTTCAAGATAATCGTGACCGATGTTAGTATCAAAGGTCACACCAAGGGCTTTACTCAACACATCAGGAATCGCATTCTTCTGAAGTGTCGCATGTTTACCATCAATAATAGAGATTGACTCCATGACCGCATTGAATACTGCACGGTCTTGACACCACTTCTCAGTGCGTTCAATCAACCACTCAAGGTTCTCAGGTTCGGGACTGAAGATGTTAGGTAACAACTCAATCGCGATACGATAATCATCTTCACCCAGACGATTATTCTGGTCTATCTCAATCTTGAATGCTTCGAGTGTAGGTAGTTTGTTGTAGTCTTTGATGAAGTTGACGACTTCTTTGAAGAGTCCTTTGTAGACACCTTCGAAGTATTCAGGTTGAATAAACGGAATAACTTTTCTCGTATATTCCTCATTAGTCAGTAGATTCCTCAGAACCGTCTGTTCCAAATTGATATTCATCCTGCAACTCCTCTATCATATCTTCGGTGGCAAGAAACTCACCTGTCTCATCATCACGAGCGACTACACTACCTTCGAGTAGTGACATCTCGATTATTGAATTTAATATTCTACCACAATATTGTTGAAATGTCAAGTCTTCGATTGTGAGTTGACTATCAGGTGTGAATACAATTTCAAAGTTAAAGGAGATGTAACCTTCTTCATCATCAGGCCCATCACCTTCCAACTTAATATTCCCAAAACGAATTACCGTCTCAGGATAGTCTTCGATAAGTCGGACATCCCAGTTATCATCTGTCCCCTCTTGGGGGATGATTTGATAATGGATATCCTCACTCAGTTTTGATGTAATATCATTCATCGTTTACAATCTCATCCATATCTACTTTTTGCGCGAGACCGATTGAGTATTGCGACTTGATGAACTCTGCGAAGTCTGTGTTCTCGAAGATTGGAGACCAAAATTCCTTCGTGAGCGTTTCCGCCTGACGAACTTTCTTCTCCTCACCAGCGACACTATACCAACCATTAGAAGGTTTAACAACATAACCACCAGCCAAAGCAACATCAAGAAGACCACTAAACTGCTGGACACCACCTTCCCAAGAAACAGAGATAGGGATTTTACTTTTCTCTTTAACATAACGAGACTTCTCCACATTGATTACAAAGTGGTAACCTTTGATTTCTGTGCCAACCTTATCTTGTTGACGACCAAGAATCCAGATGTTATCCGCACTGTAATAGATACCAGTCCCACCACCTACGATGTCTTTGGGGAAGAGACCAATTTCTTTGTATGTGTGGTTGACGGCAAGCATCGGAATGTTCTTCATCGTAAGGTAAGGAGTCACCATACGAAACAGACCTTTCAATGCTTTTGCACGAGACATATCTGCAACCGACTTCTCATTGATTGCATCTTCAAGTTCTTTCTTGGATGCAAGGTTACCAATAGAGTCGATAACGATAATCACATTATCTTCTCGTGTCAGTTCTTCAAGTTGAGCAATGATGTCAAACTTGAGTTCCTCGACATTGGCAATCGGTGTGTGCAGAACTCGACTGGTGTCAATCCCGAACTGTTCGAAGTAAGATTGGGGCGAACCAAACTCACTATCATAAAACAACAGAACCGCATCTTCTTTTTCCTTCAAGTATGCACCTGCCATCAGCAGTGCGAATGAAGTTTTGAAGTGCTTACTGGGGCCTGCCAGAACTGTGAGTCCTGGCGTAACACCGCCGTCAATACTTCCCGACAAGGCAACGTTCACCATCGGAACATTTGTCGGCACCATATCTTTTTCAGTAAAGAACTTACTATCAGACAGAACTTCCGTCGTCTTGATTTTCGAGTTCTTCTTGAGTTTGTCCATAATCGACATTGTTGGATTTCTCCCTTTCATCTAGTTCATAGTTTTTGCGATACTCATTGTTTATTTTAATACATTCTGCAAGTAATGTCAAGCCCTTATCGAACTTAGTAAACGCTTTTGTATCTTTAGGGAAACATGCACCACCATATCCACGTTTTCCATCATATCCAGGCACACGAGTGTGTCCAACACCGATGCGTTCATCTCTACCAATCGCATTTGCAATGGTCGGATAGTTACAACCGAAGTCATCAATCGCATCAAAGAGTTGATTGAAGAATGTCACCTTGGTTGCAAGGAACGAGTTCACACCATACTTAACGAATGCTGCCTCAGGCCCTGACATGAACATAAAGTCTCTGTTCGTGCAAAGACTGAACACATCATAGATTTCCGCAACCGCAGAACACGTTTTCGGATGACCACCAAGGATATGATACTCCGCACTAATGAACTGTTCCTTTGAATTTGCTTCGGTAAGAAACTCTGGGTTGACAACAAGTCTTTGATAATCATCATCAAACAGAGAGTTCATGATACGAAGAATGATATCAGGTGTGACTGTTGATTTAATAATAACAACACTCTTGGTGTGTTCCATAAGTTTCAGTGCGGCATCTTCTACGATACTCGCGTCAATGACACCACTCTCTCCCATCGGAGTTGGCGCACAGATAAATGTAAAGTCTGGCTCCCAACCCACGAGGTCATCGATAGTTGTTCCGTGTTTCGGGTCAACATAGAACTTCTCTACATGAGTGTGGGTGAATGCATAGTCTACCGCACTACCAACAAAACCATGACCGACAATACCAATTTTCACAGGAAGTTTGCCCTGTTCATCGTTTTCAAATTCTTCTGACATTAATTAACTCCATAGTATTCTTTATACCAACGAACAAATGCCTCAACGCCTTGTTCGATATTTACAACGGGTTCATAACCCAACTTCTTCAATTTACTTGTGTCACTCCAAGTTTCCAGAGTGTCCGCAGGATGACGAGGCGCAAGTTCAATATCTGCCTCTCTTCCTAATTCTTTACTTATACACTCAATAAAATGCATAAGTTCTACCTGTTTACCACGACCAATATTAAAGATTTCATTGGTCGGCGTGTCAGCAAACAGAACTGTTTTGATACCACTTACGATATCACCAACATAAGTGAAGTCACGTTTCATATCACCATAGTTATATGCTTGGATAGTTTTACCCTTGATAATACTATCGGTGAACTGAAAGAGTGCCATGTCTGGACGACCCCAAGGGCCATAGACAGTAAAGAATCTCAGACCCACATTGTTTAGACCAGAGATTTTGAACTGACATTCGTTGACATATTTACTATATGCATATGCGTTCAACTGATGTCCCGTGACTTCGTTCTCTACCCAACCAGTCGGAGGAATAGGTGTTCCACCATAGACTGAACTGGTAGATGCATAGATGACTTTCTGAACATCATATAACTTACACACCTCAATCAGATTCCATGTCGCATCAACATTGTCTTGATGATACAAACGTTCCTTACCAAAAGAGTCACGCACATTCGCACGAGCCGCAAGGTGAATCACAATGTGAGGTTTGATTGCATTGAATGCATCATCCAGTTCATCAAAGTTTTTCAGGTCACACTCATAGACTTGGTGACCAAAGTATTCTACCCGTTGTTTCTTCAACACAGGGTCATAGAATGTATTATAGTTGTCAAGACCGACAACATCAAACCCATCATCGATGAGAGAGTCTGCAAGATGCGAACCAATGAAACCCGCACCACCTGTTATTAGTATTCTCATAGTTTTATGTTCCTTGCAAATCCATATTGATTATATCCATTGTGCCACGAATAGCATTTGGCTTCAGGATAATATTTCATCACCCATACCTTGACACCATCTAGATATCCGTATTTGTTAATCTTAACCTCAACCATTTCGGTAGATATACTCCAGTGCCCTGTCTGCTTCTTTATCTAGTGGTCGGTTTGCATACCAGTTACCAGTCTCACGGTCAAGTTCACTACACATCTCAGATATCTGATTTGCAGTAATAGGATAACCTTTAGAGATTGCATTACCCGCAACCGCAACCATAATCTGATACATCTTGTGATACCAACCAGTTCCAGTAATAGACCGATACTCCAGTTCCAACTTCTTAGGAAAGAACGGACAGTCACGATATGATGTCCAAGAGTAATCAGTATTATCTAGGGAGTTTTTACGATGTTCCATCACGGCCTTCTGCAACTCAGGTGGCAGTCTATCCATGAAAGTCTTACCCTGTGTCTCAACATACGAGTGTTTGTTCATCAACATGTCAGGGTCAAGTTTGACACCATCATTGGTGAAGATGAAACTATGTGCGTTGGGATACTGTGCGGGAACATAATACATACGCGACAAGTCTTTAGTCTGTTCGTCACCCAGACCTTTGAACTGTTTGTTCATTGCGAACCAGAAGTGTGGCAGGTCTTTTGACTCTACACGTCTAGTGAGTGGGAAGACGAGTCGAAACTTGGGGTGGGACTCTGTGGAGGATGCGGTGGAATAACATACATAATAATACTGTCCAAACATCTCTCTAAGGTCGGACTCCAAGTCCTGTCGAGGTATGTAAGCGTCAACGTCAAGACAAGCCCAACCACCCCAATACTCAACGTTCTTGTTAGACCTTGTTCCCTCAGCAACATAACGAGCAGGACTAATGAGAGGAGAACTGTTACTACCACCCTTCTCACCTTTCTGATTTGATAGAGAATACAACAATGACTCAAACTCATCCCATGTGTCGAACTCTTGGACACGGTGAGTCTTGTTGTCAAACGTATTTTTGAATATAGTTAGAGAATATTTCATTATGTTAATATACCACACTCAGACATCTTTGTCAAGCATGAATACGACAATCACACAACGGTCTTTGGTTGGAAGTTGTCCAACATGATAGTCTGTTCCGCGATACCAGACAAATCGATTTTCTTTGAACTCCACAAGTTCACCATTGATATGTGTTCCAGTTTCTCCATAAAGATATATAACACCAGCCCACGGGTATCCGTCTTTATGTGGTCTGGTTGCAAGGTCAACGTTATCATTCAACCACACAATATGTTCACCTTCAATCTTATATGAATATATGCGGTCAACCCTCTTGTCGGTAACACTTTCTACTTTTGAAACTAAGTCTGACCAACGGTCTTTTAGATTCATTGTCCTTTCACCAGACCACAATTCTTTTACACCAAGTTTCTTATTAGACTCTTCGAGTGTATAGTATTCTAGATTATGAACATCTTTTAGATACCACTCGAAATCATCAAGAAAGTCATCATGTATATTCAGGTCACTCATTTTTCTCTAACCATTTATCCACCATCTCATCCCACTTGTTTTGAGAATAGGATTCCATGTCAGATAGTTTGGTTTTCTTGTAAGAACCTTTTACCTTCTTTGACCTTTTGTCATTGGTCACAACATTCTTATTGTGACTAAATTGTGATTTATCCTTCATGCGAAAAACATATCCAGTTGTGCTTTAGGTTCGGCAGACCACCCAACCGCATCGAGGATAGGCTCGAGTGGGTCAAGGAATGTCTTACTGAACATTGTGTTGTAATCGATATACTTATCTAGTGCAAGTTCACGAGGAAGATTGACTGGATATGAGATGACATTCTCCTTGATAGGATTGGGTGTCTTGAGATAACAGAACTTAATCTTCTCACCATTCTTGATTTCCTCATACCGCATACCTTTGGTGTGGTGATTGAACAACAATGCACCCCGCACATGAATAGGTGTTCCCTTCTTGTAGATTGCATCACGGTCTTTCCACTTATCAACCGCACTGACACCACGAGGGAATGACACATCTTCGGCGGGCAACTGATTGAAGTTAGAACGGAAGTCGCGAATGAACTGTTGGGTGTCACTCTCAGTCCCCTCAATAATCACACGGAAGATTTCTTTGAACTTATCGCGCACGACTTGAGGAGTCGATGACTTGACAGCTTCGATACCCATCATCTTCAGTTTGGGTTCTGCATATTGCACACCCTCAGAGTTGTGAACATTGAGAATATACCGTTTCTTTGCGACCCAGATACCACGGTCTGCGATTACCTCGCGACCCATCTCCATACGATTGATATATGCATTGGTATAGTCTGCGAGTTCCTCATAGGACTTCTCAAGAACCTTCTCAAAGTGTTCAGAACAAATCTTGTCAAGGAACTTCACAGGGTCTTTGGGGTCAAACTTCTTGACCAGTTTAGACATGTTGATGTAAAGCGAGTCAGTGTCAATCGCAATAACGTAGTCTTCATCGGAGGAGAGGAGATTGTTCATTTCCGTGTTGACTGCGCGTTCTGCCCATTTGATTGACAACTGACCCGCAAGTGTGATGGACTCCGCGACCCTTTGGTCAAAGTAACGAAACCATCGATTACCCAATGCACCATACAGACTGTTCATGAGGATTTTAATCGCCATCTGTTGGTTATCGAGTTGGGAGATTTTATTAGAGAGTGCCTTGGTAGGTGTTGTCTCATACTCTTGTTGCGCCTCAAGCATTTCTTTCTTGATGACTCTGCGTTCAGAATAATACTGACGAATGATACTAGGAACAACACCTTCCTTGTCATGACTGAACCGAACACCAGACGGGGCCAGTGCATAGTTATTGTCACGAGGAGTTTGTTTACGCAACATACGTTCTACCGATGTATCTGCAATACCATCAACCACAGTTTCGGGTGACATGTTGTATTGCACAATGATGTTAGGATACAGAGAGTTCAAGTCAAACGATGTGACCCACTCATGCGACCCGACTTGGGGGTCTTTCACATATCCACCTTCATAGTCACCTTTGGACTTCTCAACCTTCGGGGGAACTGCGACCTTCTGTTGATTCAACAGTCGATAGATGATTGTGTCCCAGATGGTTGTAGTTCCAAGAACATCTTCATAGTTCACACCACCACGATAGGCCATCGTGAATGCAAGAGTGATGATACCCAACTTCTCTTCAAGTTTGTCCACCAGTTCAACGTCCTTGATGTTGTAGTCAATAAACTTCTGGTGGTCTTCTTTGTAGAGAGTGTGTAGATTACCATACTCTTCGTATGACAGTTTACTTTCTCCCAAAACAACATTCGCGATGTGGTCGAGTCGATAGGACTCTTGTTGACCAAGTGTGTTGTAGGTGAACTTGCGGAACAGGTCATAGTAGTCAAGTTGTGCGATACCCATGATATCATAGGTGTCTACTTCACTCATACCGAACTTGTTTGCACGAGCTTTGCGAGGTGATACCACACCCCACGGAGAGAACTTCTTGACCGACTCTTCACCAATCACCTTGCGTGTGCGGTTGACCAGATATGGAATATCAAACTGTTTACTGTTCCAACCAGTCACAACATCTGGTGACCCGTGGTTAGACCAATAGTGCAAGAATGTGAGGAACAAGTCAAGTTCAGACTCACACTTGTTGTAGATAGTATCTTCACGAGGCTCATAATCACCCAGACCCCACACACGATAGAAGTCTTCCTTGGATGACTTGGTGCAGATAGAGATGACAGGATAGTCTGCCTTGTCAGGTTCGGGGAATCCCTCATCTGATGCAACCTCGATATCGATTGTAGTAATCACAATCTGGTTCTGGTCAAACTTGATGTCAGACGGAAACGTCTCAGCAATAAACTGTGAGACAAAGTTGTTCATCCCATACACATTGACTGTAGGGACATGTTCATATTGTTTGATAAAGTCGGTAGCATCTCGCATAGAGTCAAACATCATCGGTGCGACAGACCGACCTTCGAGAGTTCTCCACTCACTCTCACCATTTACAAACAGTGTCGGTTTGAACGGGATGCGTTTCTTGATGCGTTCTGCACCATCATAACCACGATACAGGATTGTGTTACCGTATCGTTCTACGGACGTATAGAATTTCATATTTTCACCTCATGATACATTTACATTATACATGAGTGTGCGGGATTTGTCAATCAATAATTTTGAAATAAGGACTTCTTTTCCAAGGGTCGTATGAAATATTATGGTCTTGGGTGATGCCTGTTGATTTCTTCACAACCTGTGTAGATGCAAGAGTGAAGTTACTTCTGTGTTTCCAAACTTGGCCAATCCAGTGGTCAGTGCGACCATTATTGAAAATGTCTCTAAGTTCTATAGAATCAAAACCATAGTCAACTTTATCTTCGTGAGTGTGAGTCATAAAACGATAGGTCTTCTTAGATGGAAACATATCCATATATGTTCTTACTAATCGTTCAACACATCCATATGGGCCACCATTCAACGGAAATGCGCGTCTAGTCATCAGGTTATACATTACTGTCGCCGCTTCTTTTGAGAACGAGTAACAGGACATGAAGAGACCAAGATTTGCCCAATCTAGACCGTGTTTCAGTGTAAACTCTAGTTGTCGTTTGAACATGTCCTCATCAATTAGATATGCGTCATGTTCCATCACAAAGAAACGTTCATCGGACTCCGCACGTTTTCGCATCATCTCCCAGTGAGAAATATCACCAGCTCTCTCTGATGGAGTTGATTCTTTTCCCTTTTGCATAGTTTGTAGGAGTGATTGCCAGTTGAACTTAGATTCAAGTTCACCTATTGTATCAGGTGTATAACACTGAACAAGTTCGATGTCAAAGATGCTTGTGTTTTCCCAAGACTCCAGTGCAATCTCCGTATATTCCATAGACACAGG